GCCAAAGATCATTTCAAAGAACAGGATGTGGTCGTGGTTACGATCATCCATGTCTTCGTCCAGACTTACCGACAGGCCATCAGCCATGCCCTTTGTGCCGTGAGCAACCGAAACTGCATTTGCACCCAAGAACAACGAGCGAGCAGCCGGAACATTGGAGCCGGAGCCGTAATCGCTGAACTTCACGCCAACTTCTGTTTCGTCGATCAGCACGCCATTAGACATGCCAGCGCCGCCCTTGAAAAGTTCAGCTTCCTTGCCAATGGCGGTCGTCAAAGCCTTTTGAGCCTCAAACCAACCTTGCGCACCGATATCATCACGGATGTCTTGCATCACTTCAGGCAACACAGCAAGCACGAAGCATTCCTTGCCACCCTTACGAATGGGAGTCATCTTCACGCCGTTGACGTTGAGACCAAGCAGCTTCTTTGCTTTGGTGCGCAGCTTGTTGACTGTCGCCAAAGTCATCTTGTCAGTCGTTGCCATCGTTGCCTTGGCTTTGTCGCCAGCGGTTCCAACAAACAAGTGCCCAGCATCAGGGGCGCTCAAAGCATTGGGATACCCGGCATAGTCCAAGCCAAGTTGCTGAATCTCGTCGCCAACGCCACGCGCGCCAGAGGCAGCGCAAGCGATGGTTTCTTCGTACAGGTCTTTGATGTACTCGGTCAGCTTCTCGCGGCCTTGCTGCTTGAGATTGAAGCCAACGCGCGATTGCTCAATGCGAGCACCGATGTTCACGCCGTGGCGGAACTCGTTGATGCGCATCGTGTGAGCGCTGTGCTGCAAACGGAACTCCTGGCCACTGAGCTTCTTGCCCTCAGTGATCGGAGCGCCACGCAGCTTGGCCACCAGCGCAGTAGTCACTTCGTCGCCAGCGCCTTTTTCGAGTTCGGTCTTCCGAACCACGGCTGACCGCGAACCTTCGGGGCCTTCCAGGCGTGCGAAATATTGATCCTTGGCCGCATCTTGTGCGACCGCCGCAGCCCACGCCTTACGTTTGTTCGGGTCGGTGGGCAAAATTGTCGTTCGTGCCATGATTACTCCTTTGAAAGCACAAGTGACTCACTCCTGCGAGCCGACAAACGCCCCAGAAAAACCAGGGCCACGAAAGTTGGGTAAATTCTCCGTTTGCTTCTCTGGCCTGACAACCTTTACAGATTGACTAGCCTGAATACGCACACGAGCCTTCCGCCCATCTTTAGATTCAAGTATTAACACAATTTTCTCGGAGTCAACACCATTGATTCCGCGAAGGCAAATCGATTCGCCAACGCGCATATCCATGACCAACCCTGATTTGCGATCCATACTTGTTTTAAGCCTCATCCAACAGCGCCTTGCGCTGATTTGGTGATAGCTTTGCAAAAGCATCTTGATAAGCCTGGCCTGACAGCCGACCAATTTCATCCAAGAGATTCCCGTTTGCATTCGGGGTGGAAGCAGCCGGGATGTTGCGCAACGTCACCGGCGGCTTGCCATCTGGCAGGCGGTTTTTAATGGCACGCTCGATCACCTGCCCCTTAGTCGTGATTCCATTGATAGCCAGTACAACCCTATGCGCTTCTGCGATCAAGTCGGCGTAATCTTTCCCAGCATTGTCTGCATCGCTTTGCAGTGCACTTAGCGCAACGTCAAACTGCTTTGCCGCCTTCACATCATTCGCATAATCAATTTCTGACTTTGACCTTGCAATTAACCGCCTGATTTCACGATCTTGATATGCCGCTTGGGACTGCTGGTTTGCCTCTTGCAGAGTCTCTGCACGGATACGGTGCGCCGTCAAGTCGTCAAGCGCATCGCTGATCTTGGATTCATTGGCAGCAAATTCATCAGCGTCAATCTCTCCGTCCATCAGCTTTTTCATCAACTCCGCTTTCTGTTTGACCAGGTCAGCGCGTTGAGATTTGTAATCAGTCGGTGCATCGACCTTGTACGACGTGGGTTGAGCAACAGGCGAATCGTCAATCTGAGACTCTTCCGTATTGCCTTCCTTAGACGGTTTCTCGGTTTCCTGGCCGTCTTCTGTGGTTCCCGCTTTGGGCGATTCGGATTGTTTTTCTGTATCCTGATCTTGAGCATTTGCTTCTGTTTGCTCGTCCACAGTTTCAACCGGATCGTCATCACCGAACGGGTCTTCCCCACGCTCTTTTGCCGCTTCAATCTCGGCAAGCACTTTGGTTTCTTCTGGTGTGTTCATAGGTAGCACTCCTGCGCTTTAGTTAAGAAATGGTTACATCAATGCCGGGTTAACGCCATCAGCTATAGGCGTCTGACTCCCTGCCATAGCCCCGTCCAATTGCTGCATTGGCGGAACGGGACTTTGTTGCGGTTGTTGCTGCGGTACAACAGCACCAGAATCAATCATTGGTTGACCGCCCTGATCTTTGAATCCAACTGACTTCAACAACTCGTCTGCAATAGGTGTGATCTGTGGCGCCAACGCCAGTACCTGCGCTGCCTGGGCAGACAAATACAGCCCCTCAAGCCGTTTCGCCATCGCATCAGCTTCCAGCTTCTCGCCTTTGGCTTGTGATGAACGAATATCCGCCTGGAGTTGTGCCATTTGAGCTTGGAACTGAGCTTGAGCAACTTGGGCCTGTTGCTGTTTTGCGGCTTGCTGTTCTGGCGTCATCTTCCCGTCGTCGGCAGTTTGCCCGTTGACCTGTCGAATGCGCTGCAAAATAGCAGATTTCTTTGGCAAGTTGGGGTGAATCTCAAACACCACATCCAACATGGCAACGACCACTTGAGGCGCAGCACTTGCCAGTTGCGTCATGACTTGCATCAGTGATTCAAACGCGGATTCGGCAAAACTTTGCTTCCATGCTTGCTCGCCAACGACAAAATGTGCTGTTCTAAGCGTAATGTCATTCAAGTATTCGCCGTCTTGTGTTGGCTGATTGATCATCGCATAGTCATATCGCCCTGAGTCTGACGCCGTTCTGATCGTCATGGGCTGCGTCAGGAATTGCTCTGCCAGGCTTAGTGTCATCTCGCCTTCCATATGACGGGCAAACACGCAGTTGTCAAACATCTCCATCGTCAGCAAACTGCCTTGTTCTTGCTTTGCCAGCACAGCTTTCCCGCTGATTGAATTGGTATCCAGACCTCGGTTCTCGCCGTTGACGCCAGCCATCATTCTGATTGACTGAATATCTTGCTGCGCCAGGCTAAGTTGGAACTGTGCCTCCTGCATGCTGGGACGATCCTTGACTTTGTTTCCAGCCAGCGCCCCACGCGCAAAGATAGCTGTACCGTCCGGTGAATCGAGTTCCCGGCGAATCTCGTCAATATCCATCACCTCTGGGTTGAATGCGTCTTCCTCCAGCCACACTTGGTTGACGCTGGCCTCGTACAGACTGCGGCTCATGCGATGATTCAAGGCTTCCTGTGGGCCAATCAACTGGAGAATCGGGCCATACGGCAGCCCGGTTCGACGGTTACGGTACGCCCAAACTGGGATAAAGGGGAAACGATCATGCTTGAACGGAGACCATGACTCGATCAGGATGTCCTTCTCGGTCATCACGCAGCACTTGATCTGGAACGTCACCGGGTCTGCAATCCCAAACTCGTTCGGTACTTCATTGCGTTTTGGTTCTCTTATCCACGCTTCCAGCAGCATCACACGCTCGCGTGCGTTGAACAGGTCAACCGGCTTTGCTGTCATGTAGTCAATGCTGTCATTACGTCCAAAATCGTCAAGGCTTGAGATCAGCCCTGTCCCGCCAAGCCAATTGCGGAAAATCTCTGAATCATCACCAGTCTGAACGCATGAATCTAGTTCTTTTTCTTTGTCCGGGAAAAGTGTTTTTGCCACGTCCAGGTCAACAACCTTGATGCGAAACAGATAGCGTGCATCAGTCAAATCGCGCTTGTTTGCCTGAGAGTCATAAAGGATATTCCGCCAAGACTCAGCTCCGATATAGACTGGAACACCAGACTTATCGCCACGCAAACCGACCTCAATCCAGCCCAGTCCAGCTTTGACTGCATCCTCAAACGCATACGACCGTTCAAACGATGCCCGGTTTGTATCGTCAAGATATTTCAGCAGCTTGGTTTTTAGTCGCGCATCATCGTCTGCACCTACGTCGTCCTGATCTGCAATCACGACAAAATCGACTCGCGTTCTGCGTTCTGTGCCAATCAGCCAATCAATCGTAGGTTTGACCTCGTTGAAAACAGTGGGATTCTGGCCACGGTTGCGCACCGATTCAGCATCCTCATGCTTCCATTGATTCCCATCATAAAACGCCTCACATTTGGCCATCAAAGCGCGATTCGCAGCTTGACGGGTAGCCTCATTCAAGAACCACGATTTGTAGCGCTCGTGCCGTTCCTGGAGTGTTTCTTTTTCCTTCATACCGCCACCTCGTCAATGATTTTGTTCGTGCCTTTGATCTTTGTGGTTACATCCCACATGGCAGGATTATCAAGCTTTGCTTTGATTTCCTTTGGCGCAACAGGCATGTGTACCAATTCTTGCGCAAATGTGACCACAACATCAACCAGATCTACCAGGGCTTCTTTGTCGTTTGGGTCTTTGCCCAAAATTGGCAAAGCCTGGCGCGCTTCACGGAAACAGTGATCGCTTGGGCCTCCAGTGCATTTATCGTTGGTATTGAACCCAACAAAGTCTGTGATGCACCTGCGCGATATGCACCACATACCAGCACCGTCGCCAGCAACAAAAACGTTGCTCGCTGGCCATATCACCATCGCCGGGTATGACTTCTTGCCCTCGCCCACCCATTCAAGCGACACAACAAATCCGTGCTTCACCGCGGTTTTCCATGCGTGACCGCCGCCAGCGCTGAACATTGGCCGACCATCCGGGGACAGAATTGGACTGAGTTTCACGCGCTATCTCCAATTGCGTTGTCGATTTTTGAAGGATTCGAGCTTTGTAGAAACGACATTGCTCATTAAATCAGCGGCCTGCGCCATGTATCGAAACGCATCAGCAGAATGGCTATATTCGTCATGAAGTGGCACACCAGGTTCGCCCGTCCTTTCGTTTACCTGGCGCCTGTACCGTTTCAGACACTCAACCAAGC